CTCACAGGATCGTGGGTAACGGACTAACTGTATATGAAGGAATATAAATTATGGAAAACGCAAATTCACGCAAATCGTTTAACCGATTTGTATCCAATCACTTGGTGGCAACCGCTTATCAAGTTATCAGAACAACATCTCAAACAGTTATCGCTAAATCATTAGGCGTTCATGACTCAACTATCACTCGTAGAACCGAAAAGATACCTGAGCTATGCGAGACATTAGCAGCGGCAGGGGTAATTGATTTTGTTTTGCCGGGTGAAAAGAAAATTAGTGAAGAGGAATATCGCTTTTTGTGGAAGCAAATCGGCGAACTTTCTTTGATGAGAACGAAAGAAAACGCCTCAATTGTGGGAGCAAATGAGGCGAAGAAATAACTCTATCTCAAGAGGTAATTATGGCAAAAAATACAAGACATTACAAGTGCGCTGTACATAAAAACATCATGCGCCATAAGGTTTACCACTCGGTTACAGAACAGGGGGCTAAGGCTCTCAGAGCTATGTTTGATGATGCCAAATTGCGACTGGAGCATCGTCAGGAAGTAACTAGAGGTGAACGGCATGAAAAGTAATGTTGCATATGTTGAATTTGGTAACAAAGAGCATTCTGAGGATCCTCGCATGGACAACTCTAAACTGGGTCATGTTGCGATATTCAGAAGTCTGCTCAGCGCAAACTGGGCGGAAGATACGGCAAAGTTTGCGTTATGGGTTAGATTGCTAGGACTAGCAACTCATAAACCAACGCAAGTTGAATTTGGTGGTGTATCTTGGAAGTTACACACGGGACAATTGGTAACAAAAGCGAAAATTTTAGCTAGAAAATTAAAGGATCCCAAAGGTCAAGAGAAAACGGAAAAACAGGTACGTGACATGCTAGATTTTTTTGAAAGTGAAGGCATGATTTCTCGCTCTGGGACTCGCCACGGAACAGTGATCACTATCACAAATTACGGTCAATATCAGTCTAATTGTGAGGTGACAAAGCAAGTAACAAACGAGGTGATAATCAAACCAAGTGATATCAAGGCTTCAGATGATAGTGAGGTGGTAAACCTCGTGACAAACAAGGTGAAACAGAACAAGAAGTTATTAGAACAAGAAGTTAATGAACAAAATAATAATACTCCCCTTACCCCTCAAGAGGGGAATGGAGAGAACGCCGATAAACCTAAAAGGCGAACACCTGTCAGAATCAACTATCAGGAATATCTCGATGTTTACAACGAAGAGGTTGGCGATAGTTTACCCCGTGCAACAGTTCTGAATGACAAACGAAAACGTAGGTTCAAGAAGCTGATCCCCAAACTGGCGACACCAAATGCTGATGGTTGGAGGGCATATGTTCGAGCCTTTGTCAGAATGGCTAAGCCGTGGTATTTCGGGGACAACCCTAGTGGTTGGTCAGCAGATATCGATCACTTGCTCAAAGAGGACACGCTAACAGCAGTTCGTGAAGGGAAGCCAAGTTTGACTGGGAGATAGCAATGGTCAACAACCAAATCGAAGCCAGCGTGATTGGTGGCTTGCTGAAAGACGGATTAACACTCAACGCATCTGATGTTCTCGCCACATTAAAACCAGAAGCTTTTGCAGTTCACTTTTACCGAGAAACCTACAAAGTCATTCAGAAGCAAGCAAAAACTCGAGGACTGATTGATTTAATGATGGTTGCTGAGGCAATGGGTGACAAGTATTTCGCGGATATCATGCAAGTCGCTAAAGATTGCCCAAGCGCTGCAAACTTGAAAGGCTACGCCACGATGGTGACGGATAATCACAATCGCCGTGAAATGATTCGCTTGATGGATGACCACCGTCATATTATCGAATTCGGCTCGATTGATGCGGCTGCCGAAGCAATGGATAAGCTCATCAAAAAGGCGAACGAACTACGAGCAGCGAATGATGAAATTAAACCAGTACACACCAAGGAGTTGATAGCGGATTTTACCGACGTGTTAGAGCAACGACTGACCAACGGTGACGAGTCTGACACATTGAAAACAGGTATTCATGAACTTGATGAAATTACAGGCGGCATCAACTCAGTGGATCTTGTGATTATTGCGGCTCGCCCAGCTATGGGGAAAACAGAGTTAGCGTTACGAATCACCGAAGGGGTTGCATCACAAGTTGATAAACAAACAGGGCTTAAAAAAGGCGTTTTGATTTTCTCCATGGAAATGAGTTCCCGCCAAATCATGGAGCGTCAAATTGCAGGAGCGTCAGGGTTATCTGTCTCGTCACTGAGAAATCCAGCAAAAATGGATGATGAAGGCTGGGCTAGAGTTTCCAATGGCATTGGGCGTATCCAAGATTTAGATGTTTGGATTGTCGATGCAAGCAAATTGAATGTAGAGCAGATCAGGGCGATAGCCAAGCGTCACAAACAGCAATATCCCTCACTGGCATTAATTCTGGTTGATTACCTAGGACTGATAGAAAAACCCAAAGCAGAGCGTAACGACTTGGCAATTGGTTATATCTCATCAAACCTCAAAAATATGGCTAAAGAGTTGCTAACGCCAGTTATTTCACTTAGCCAGCTTTCACGCGATGTTGAGAAACGACCAAACAAACGCCCCGTCAATGGCGATTTACGCGATTCAGGCAGTATTGAGCAGGATGCCGACTCCATCATCATGCTTTACCGTGATGCGGTTTATAACGAGAACTCATCAGCGGCTCCATATGCTGAAATTATCGTGACTAAAAACCGATTCGGCAAAACAGGGACCGTATATCAGCGATTCAAAAATGGTCACTTTATGGATGTGGACCAAATGGAAGCCGCCAACGCCTGCCAGCAAAGCAACAAACCTCAACAACGCCGCTACCAAGGCGCAGACGTTTAATACAACAAATCATGAGGACTTCTAGATGGATGACGGAGCTGTTTACAAAATTACAGGTACATGGAACGGAAAGTCATTTGAAAAGCTAATAGTAGCTGAATGTGAATTAGATGCAGAAGCGACAGTGATCTTCTGGGCTAATTTAGGTGGCGCTCATGTAGATAATTTGAGCGTCGAATACCACAGCGCTATTAATTGAGGGGGAGTGATGAAAGGAACAACGTTAACAGAGTTAATTAAATCCTACACAGACCAAGGCTTTGCTGAAGCATCAAGGTTTATGAATAACAAGCCTTATTATTACGAATCAAGCAACGCTGCGATGTTTGCTGAGGTCTATCTATTTAGACGAAAGCACTTCCCTAAAGGTAAAGCATTCTTGCGAATTGTGTTAATCGAAAACGGTGCTAAACACATCAGAAGCCAACGGGAGGCATCTAATGCAGGGAGCTAATCCAACAGACTTTGAAAAGTGGTGCGCTGATGAGATTGGATTAACAGAGTCATATGTTAAATCTAAGCGAAAAATAAACACACTTGGAATGCTTCAGTACAGAAACGCTGAAATTGAAAAGCGATTCATGGCATATAAGGCGGGTCTTATTTCTGGGGCTTCAATTGGTTGCAGTCATGCCAAGGCGAAAGGAACTAATTGGGTTAAGGTGAGCGACAGATTACCAACTGAAGGTGAACCGGTAATTGTTGTCTATGGCGAACATATCCAGAAAATAACATATGAGCTAATTTCATGCGGTGTTGACTGCGAAGAACTTAGATGGATACCACACAATAACAGCGACTATGATTCGGCTCCACTGGAAACATTCGACCACTGGATGTACATCAAAGACCTGCCACTCCCACCAATGCCAGAGGGTGAATGATGGACGAGCGAAAACTAAGACTAGAAGCCGTAGCAATTTGGCAAGAGCTAATTTTGCAAGCTAAGCAAAAATACCAATGGTGGGAGTTGTAACATGAGCGAACTAAAAAAATGCCCGTTTTGCGGTGGCGAAGCAAAGACAGAAAAATATTTGCTGGTTTATTGGCGAGTGAGATGTACCAAATGTTTTACACTACAGACTGAAATGGTTACATCGGAGAAGTCAGCTATAGCAGTATGGAACAGGAGAGCTAACAGTGAATGACCCAATAACATTGATGTACAAAATCAGCATGAACCTATTTTGCGGGTTAGGCTTTGCAATGGCATTTATCATGCTGAAGGTATTTGACGGGGATAATAATTGGTTTGTTATCACGATGAGGGTTATATCAGCGTCAGCGATAATCCTTTGGTTAATCTCTATGGCTTATATTTGTTTTTACTTATTCAACAACGTGTTTCTAAAAAATTGAATAGGAGGTTAACTTGGAAGCAGATTTCCTCTTCCACGAATCAACCAAAACCGCAGCATGGCAGCACCTAAAAGAAGTTCTAGCAACAAACCAACCACACCGAATCATTATCAAGCCCTGGAAGTCCACACGCTCACTATCTCAGAATGCCACTTTCCATTTGTGGTGCGGAGAGATAAGCAAATATCTATGCAAGAACAAGTCTAATTTCACNCCTGAGACCGTCAAGGANATGCTAAAGCATACATTCCTAGGNTATGAGGTCACTGAAATGATTGATGCCACCACGCAAGATATAGAGCGCGTCAGGACGNTACGAAAAACATCAAANTTAGATACNGGTGAAATGTTCCACTTCATGGAGCAGGTTGAATGCTGGGCGGCGGGTATAGGTTGTCTCGTGACGATACCGAAAGAATCACAGTACATGAAACTCAAGGAGCAACAAGAGAGATGAGAAATGAGGCTGAAGTGTTTATGAGCGCACTTAC